TTTTTTACCTTAACTTCGCTGGCAAACTTTACCTTTTGTCCTGGTTTTCCAATTTATTTGGCACGGCATACTTAAAGGACAGCATGTACCACCAGTGGTACCCCTACCACGTTTTCGGTGCTGCTCCTCAGTTTAATGACTACCACCGAGACACCGAAAAGCTGGCCGCCATTTTCTCAAACCCGGCGCTACTCAAAATTTTTTCTATCCAGTGCGACCTTTTCAGCCTGGCGCGTCCTTATGTGTATAAGAAAAACGGCAACACTGCCGACGAGGACCCAGCCCTGGACCGCCTGGCGCAGCCAAACCCGCTACAATCTACGGCAGATTGGCTCTGGTGCTATATGTTCTATAAAATGCTGGGAAATGCCTACCTATACGTAGATAGCGACCTGGTGGAGCGTCCAAACGCGCCAATGTACTGGCTGGAAAATCATAAAATAGAGTGGCCCCTGGAACTGGAAAAGCAAAAGGACAAACTTTTTTTATCTGAGTCAAAGTTAAACAAGGTCCTGGGCACCCAGTTATTCTACCGCTACGAGGACGGCACCCGGTTTGAGTTTCCGCTAAAGCAGCTGGTAATTATAACCGACCTGACCAACGGCACGGGCAACTGGTTTAAAGGGTTTTCCAAAATAGACGCACTTTACAAAGTTATTTCTAATAGCGAGGCCAGCCTGGACTCAAAAAATATTAACGTGCGCTACGCGGGTAAGTTCCTGGTAGCTGGTACCACGGACCCCAACGACGTTACCCGCAAAATTATGGGCGAGGACGAGAAAAAGGACATAGAGGAAAAGACCAACGGCCCTAAACAGGTGCACGCCGTAAAAAGCATGGTAGACATAAAGCGTTTTGTGGACGACCTAAAGGTGCTGGAACTGGACCGCTCCTACCTGGCCGACTATTTCCTAATCGGTAATATGTACGGCATACCCAGGGACATACTAGAAGCCTATCAATCAAGCACTTACGAGAACCAGGAAAAGGCCCAGGCGCGGCACGTGGCCTATACTATGGAGCCAGCTGGCGAAATGCTGGGCGCTGCACTGGCTAAACGCTGGGGCTACGCTGACAAGGGCAAACGTATAGCCTTTGGCTGGGACCATTTACCGTTTACCCAGGTATTTGAGAAAGAGCGGGCAGCTATCCAGCAAACCAGGGTGCAGACCCTGGCAAACTTGTTAAAAATTGGCGTACCGATAGAGCAGATAAACGCATTTTTAGACACTAATTTTACGATAAATGCACCAGAAACAGAGCCAGAAACAGCAGGAAACGACTAAAAAGCTGCAAGAAAAGGCAAAAAAGCTGGACCCTAAGCTAAAGGCCCAGGCCCAGGAGAAAATTAAACACCTCGGTAAAGACTTTAAAAAATGACCTGTAAAGAACTAAACCAGCAGTTTTCTACCCAGGGCCAGTTATTTGCCGCGCTCAAAGCCAATAAGGCCCAGCTTATAAACCTGAAAAAGGCCGCCATTAAGTGCTCGGACCCCGTAGACTTTACCATAGTGGAGGCCACGCTGAAAAACGGCGAAGTAATAAAAGGCGAACCGGGCCAGACCCTCAGCTACGGGGACTATATCTACCCGGTTATAAATACCACGGGCTACCTGGACAGCCATAAGGACCTCCACCTGGCAGGCATTTGGGACAAGAGCGCCACGGAGCAAAACGGAAAAACATACTACTTAATAAACCATAACCTGGCCATAGGTAAAGTAATAAGTTACCCCAACGAGGTGGAAATTATGTTAAAGACTATGGACTGGCGGGAACTGGGCCGCGACTATGAAGGGAGCACCCAGGCGCTAATCTTTAAAGCCAGACTTACTGAGAACTCTAACCAGGACGCCTACCGCGCCATAAAGGCCGGGGCACCTATCCAGAACTCGGTGCGCATGGTCTACGTAAACCTGGACCTGGCCATTAACTCAAAGGATAAGGACCTGGCAGCGGAAAAGAAACTTTGGGACACTTACTACCCCACAATAGCAAATAAAGAAGCTGCCGACACAGACGGCTATTTTTGGCCAGTCTACGAGGCGAAAATTTATAAGGAGGGCAGCGCCGTGCTCTTTGGCTCCAATGACGCCACGGGCATTTTATACGACGCACCCAAACAGACTGAGCCGCCAGCTGGCACTCAGAGCCGGGCCGCTACTGACCGCACCCGCGTTAAAGAGGAATTACAAAAGTTATTACTAAAAACCAAAAAATTATGAAACGTAAATTTTTAAACTTTCCTGCGCGGTCCGTCAGCTATCTGCCCAAGATACAGAGCCGCCGCCAGCGTATTGGCACCAGCCGCCATAATATCGCGTACAAAACCGACGCACCGCCAGCCGACGAACTGACCGAGGCCGAGGCCATAGCCGCCATAGGTAAACAGGTGGACGGCTTCCAGGTTATGCTCGGAGAAAAGGCCGACAAGGCCGAAATAGACACCTTAAAGGCCGTTATTAACGACCTCCAGGCCAATATCGGTAAAATGGAGTCAGACAAGATAAACCAGGCCCTTAAGACCATTAACGACGGTAACGAGAGCCTGCACCGCCAGATTATCGAAATACAGGAAAAGCAGGCGGCAAATAAAGAGGGTGGCACGGGTGCCTCAGCAGGCCCCAGGATAACTACTAAGCAAGTGCAGGATTTTATTAAGGCGACCTTTGAGGACGGCAGAAAGACCAATAACAAAGCCGAAATAGAAATAGAGACCGCCAAAGCTGCGGAAATTTTCAGCACTGCCACCTTTTACATGGGTGGCGCGGGTACTGACATTAGCGCAGTAACTGGCCGGGTGGTGGACCCAGAACTACATTTCAGAAAAAGAAAAACCAATATAGTACTGGACTACTTTAATATTCAGGGTATAGGCGTACCTACAATAGTTTACCTTATTAAAGTAGAGGACGGCACGGACCCCGACAGCCTCAGCGGCGACAGCGGCGGAGCAGCCTGGATAACTTGCGGGGAGCAGAAACCAATGCGCAGCTTTAGGGTAACCACTGGCACGGCAACGGCTAAAAAGGTGGCCATTTTCGGCACCGTGGAGGATTGCCTTTTACAGGACGTCCCTAGCCTGGAGCGGTGGATAAGGGAGGACTTTATGGCAGAAATGAGGGAAGAAATAAACAACGGCCTTTTAAATAATAACCCTGCCGTAGACCCCGACGCGCCCCTGGGCATTAAGCAGAACGCCACCCAGTACATAGTTACGCCTGGCTATAATAATAAGTTTACGGCCAATACGACCAATTATATTGACCAGCTTATTGCCGTTTTTGCCATGATGCGCTACCGCAAAGAGGAGGCAGGCGTGGCCTTTGTTTCCTCAGACGTTTGGTACCAGATTTTACATTTAAAAGATACTCAGCAGCGTTACCAAAACCAGAACCTGGTTTATACCTCCAACACAGGCCGCATTTATATTGCTGGCGTGGAAGTGGTGGCAGTAGACGAGGAGGACGTGCCTAGCACCCACGTTTTGGTAATAGCTAAAGAATTAGGTTTTAAAATTTATGCGTACGGGTCTATGGTTTTCGAGCGTGGCCTAAATGGTGAGGACTTCCGCTATGACCGCACCAGCTTTAGGGGCTACCAGCGTTTCCTTTCCTTTATTCCTGAGAATAGGGAAAACTCGGTGGTATACGACACCTGGGCCAACATTAAGGCGGCTATTGAAGCATAACGCCGTCGTTTCTATGCCAAAAAATTAAACATGAATAACAAAGAAAAAAACACCCGTATAGTCGTCTTTAAGGAGGACTATATGAGCGCACCAGGAAAAGCAAAGGAGCCGCAGGAAATAATTTACCGCAAAGGGTCCACGCACGCCATACACTATTCGATAGTTAAAAAACTGGAGGCAAAAGGCGTAAAGATGGAAGTTAAAAAACATGACCCGGAGCCAATAATAAGGCGGCTAAAGGCTGAAAAAAAGGCAAACCTAATAAACGCCACAGGCAAGTAAATGTTAATAGATAGCACATACTTTACCAATAAGCGAAACCTACCCCAGACGGGTAACACCGAGGGACTGGCCGACGTGGACGCATTTATAGAGGAGTACGAACCCCAATATTTACAATGTGTTTTAGGCTATAACCTTTGGCAGCTTTTCGACGCTGCCACCTCTGGGTCGGGCCTGCCAGCCGAGGACAGGTACCTGGCGCTGCTAAACGGCGGCACCTTTACCCAAAACGGCTGCACTTACCGCTGGCCTGGCTTTATGGCTAGGCCCAGCCCGATAGCTTACTTTGTTTATTACCAGTACGTGGACAACAAGGTAACCGACTTCGCCCTAACGGGCATGGTCGTTTCGGAGACTGATAATAACAGGCGCGTGGCCAGCGTGGACCGCCTGGTGGATAGCTGGAATAGAATGTGCGACCTCAACAACTTGCTAAAAGGCTATATGACGGCAAACGCCAGTATTTACCCGGAGTGGCAGATATGTAACTACCCAGGACACTGCGAATGTGGGTGCAGCTGCCACGACGAGCCGCCAGGGTGCGACGACCTGTTTAAAAAAATAAACTCGTTAGGATTATGATAGCCCCCGTTCGCATAGTGGACCTAATGCGCGGCCTGGTAGCAAAAACCAGTGCCGCCGTTTTGCCCACTTTGCAAGCGGTGGACCCTGGTATAACTGGCGTGCATTATGAGTACGGGCACTATAACGACGTAAAGGAGCGGCTAATGGCAAAGGGTAAAACCGATAAGCCAAACCGCTACCCGCTGGTGGTACTGTTTGAGGACTTTGGAGTAACCAACGGGGCGCTGGGCATTTACGGGGTGGTGGACGTTAAGCTAATGGTTTTGCACACCAGCCGTAAAGACATTACCAGGCCACAAAGGGAGGCCAATGTTTTTAACCCCGTGCTGGTGCCTATCTACGACGAGTTAATGGCGCAGCTTAAATTTTCTGGTTTATTCATGCAATACGGGCCTTTTCAACACAGGCGCATAGACCGCCCCCACTGGGGCGACCCGGCGCTATACGGAAACGCGGGCTATTTATTTGACGACATACTGGACGGCATAGAGATAGCGGATTTACAGCTGAGAACTTATTTAAATAACTGCATAAATTTTAAAACATGGAAGGCTTAAACAAAATTTTTTGCGGGTCCGACGTCAAAAATACTGGCATTTGCGAGTGTTATTTTGACCCGCGTTTAATTATCGGGGCTATTTACGTCCCCAAAAACAAAGTATTTACCGAGGAGGAGTTAAGCGACGCCAACATAGCTGAAACTTTAGGCGACGCGGTTATGGCCCCAGAGGGCCAGCGAATTTACCCTTTTCAGCCTTTCGAGGCTATAACCGATAACACCGAGGACCCAACGCGCCAGACCTTTGGCTACGGCACGGTTAAAACGGTGCGGGAGGGTAAATATAACTGGGCGTTTCAGTTTATCCAGGGAGGGCTGAACCTTTCCAATGCGCTGCGCTCGTTTAACGGTTTAATCGGTAAATTTAACGTCATTTTTATAGAGAGTGCCAACACGCTACTGGGGACCAGTAAACGAGACGAAAACGGGGCCTGGGGCCTGGCTGGCGTGCCAATGAGCGATATTTATACGCGCCCCTGGAGGCCCTCAGACGGCACCAATGTAACCAATTACACCACGGAGTTTTCGTTTGACCCGGTTTATATTAACGAGGCCATAGCCTTTAAGCGTGTAGGCACTGACGCCTACATTTTACACCAGCTGGCGGGCCTGGAGGATATTAAACTAACCGTACTGGCCGTGGCAGGCAGCACTGCCAACGTAACGGCTGCCACCGACTGCGGCAGTACAGATATGTACGACCTCTATAAAACCGAGTTAAGCGGCTTAACGGCCTGGAAAGCCTATACCGCTGCCGGGGCAGTTAAGACCATTAGTACGGTAACGGCCAACGACACGACCAAAAGCTGGGCGCTGGCAGCTGGCACACCGTGGGCCGACGGCGACACCATAGAGTTAGCCGCGCCTGCCGTGCTGGCGGGTCCGCCTATAAACCTGGTGGGCTATGAGAGCGTAAAGGCTACCGTAGACCTGGGCAGCTAAATTTTTTCGTCAGGGTTTTGCGGGGCGGCCTCAGTAGGGCGGCCCCTTTTTGCTTATTATGACTACGTGCCAGGATATGCTAGATAAATTGGAGCGTTTGGACCTTCCAAAGGCTATGGCCCAGGCCGTGGCCGACACCGACGACGACATAGCCGCCTTACAACGGGGCCAAATGTTTAAAGGCGTGCGCTCAGACGACAGCATAATGCCAAACTATGCGCCTATATCAGTTACGCAGTATGGTAAACCACCTGGGCCTATTAAACTTTTTGACACTGGGGCCTTTTACGCTGGTATTAAGGTAGACGTGCGCCAGGATATTTTTATAATAGATAGCAGCGACCCAAAGAGCACTATGTTAAAGAGAAGGTACGGCGGTAATATATTTGGCCTGGGCACAGCTGCTACACAGGCCTACCTTTTAACCCTGGAGCCTGTTTTTATACAAACGGTAAAAAATGACCTGCTATAATACTAAAATGGTGCAGTTTATGGCCTGGCTCCTGGAGGAGGAGCCGCTGCCGGAGTGCTGGAACGACCTTTACAGCGAGTACATAAGCCTACGCGAGAATAAGGGCAGCCAGTATATTTTAAGCCTGGTAAAGGAAATAGTTTTTTTAAAAGCAAAGTACCAGATAGTAGAACAGTGCTGCACCACCCTGCTAATATGTTTTAAAAACGTCCTGCTACCCTCGTACCAGGAACTTAAGGAGGTCCTGCGCTGGTATAATTTCCGCCAGGCGCTGCCGATGGATAACGAGGCCCTTTTTACTCGCGACGTGCGGGCCATACTTTCCGCAAATAAAAAAATGATAACCACCTGGCAGCGTAAAGAACAGGAGTTAAAGGAGTACCAGGAAAAACACAGCGGCAAAAGCTGGGACAGAAAGGCCTTTTATGTTTGGGCCATTACCCTGGGAGAGCACCAGGGTTACCGGGTGGACCTGGACGTAACGACGGTGGCCGAGTGGTGCCACTTACTAAACAATTACGAAAAGTACTGCGAGGTAGTGAACGCGCAGCAAAAATCTAAAAACTATGCCCAGCGCAAATAGGATAGACAGTATTTACGACGTGGCGGCCATAGCTGCCGAACAGGCCAAAGTAGAGGCCCTGGTGCGCGATAGCGTGGAGCAAATAAAGGCGGCACGGTCGCAAAATATTTCCTTTAATGTAGACACTAAAACCATATCGGATTTAAATACTAAGGTGGCGGAGTTAGAGGCGGCGCTAAAGAAATTACAAGCCACCACGACAGCCGCCACCCAGGCCACCGTCGCACACTCGCAGGCCATAGTGCAGGAAAGTAAAACCCTGGAGGAGAATATAAAAACACGCCGCGAGTTACAGGGAGCCATTACCCGCCAGACCAAAGCGCAAAAGGAAAACATAGAACTCTATAAAAAGGGAGCCATTACCTACACCGAGTTAAATAAACGGCTAACGGAGAGCCAGGTAAAAATTGAGCAATCAAAGGTTAAAATCCAGGAACTAAACCGGGTAATTAAGGAGGACATAGCACTAAGCGGCAAGGCTGGCGACGCCTATAAACAACTTTCCGCACAGTACAATAAGGCCGCCCTGGCAGCTAAAAACTACACTATCCAGCTGGGTGCAAACCACCCTAAGACCATACAGGCCGTTAGCGACGCCAAAGCATTAAGCGACCAATTAAAGGCCGTGGACGCCTCAGTGGGTCAGAACCAGCGAAACGTCGGTAACTACGGCAGTGCAATAGCTGGAGCCTTTAAAAGTATCTGGGGCGGTATGCGTACAGCTGCCAACCTAATACCCGGTCTGGGCATAGGTGGAATAGTGGGCGGCATAGCCACCGCCATAGGTACGCTAGTTTCAGCGGTAGCCAATGCCTCGACGCCTTTTAATAAGCTGGCCAGAGATATGAAAATAGTTAGCGAAGTACAAAAGGAGGCCACCGCCAACTCAAAGGCTGAGATAGTTACCCTGGACGGTTTAATAGCCGTGGCCAGGGACGAAACGGAGAGCCGGGTAAACAGAAATAAGGCAGTAACGGCGCTGCAAAATATGTACCCCGACTATCTAAAAAATATTAGCCTGGAGACCATTAACAGCCAGGCCGCCCAGCTGGCCATAGACGAGTTAAAAAACTCTATTTTACAGAAAGCGGTAGCCGAGGCCTACGCCGACAAAATAGCGGCGGCAAGTATTAAAAACGCCGAAATAAAACAAAAAATCCAGGACCGGGAAATAAAGGACTTAAATAACGCTATTGCCTTTAGAAACCAAATGACAGAGGCCCAGCGCAAAGGCGACCAGGCCACTATATCGGCACTTAATAAGTATGGACTGGCTAACGACCAGGCTAAAATTGATATGCACGGTTTAAACGAGGAGTTAGAGCAATCCAACTCAGAACTGGAACTGCTACAAAAAAATTATACCGCTGCCGTTTCTGCTACTCTCAGCCTTAACAAAGCCACAAAGGAAAAAACAGTAAGGGAAAAGAAAGAGCCAAAAGGCCGCGACCTGGAGGAGGCAAACAGAAAGGCCGTTTTTGATGCGCTAAAAGCCACCACCGAGGCCCAGGCGGCTGCGCAAAAGGCGGTCCTGGATAACGACCAGGCAAGCTACGGCGAGCGTATAGCCGCCTTTACAAAGTATATCCAGGAGCGTTTCGACCTTATCAACATAGAGGCCTATTACGAGAAAGGGAAAAAAGGCGCTACCACTAAGGAAATACTGGCCATAGAGGAAAAGGCCGAGGCTGACCGCATAAAGTTACGCCTGGAAGCAAACAAGATAATAAACGACATAGAGATAAAAGCTATGGATGCGCGGCAAAAAGCCATAGACGACGCGCAAAAGGAAAAGGAAAAGGACGACGCCAATATGCGGGCCATATCTGACGAGGTGCTGGACGGGCAGATAAAAAAGAACGAAACCAGGATAAAAACCGACGTAGAAAAGCAAAAAGAGGCGGATAAAAAACGGGAGGAATTAATTAAAAAGCGCCACGAGGTAGAAAAACAAATAGCCGAGGAGGCCCAGGCGTTTTTATTTGACATTTTCGAGAGCCGGATAGAAAAGGAAAAGAACCTGGTACAGGAACAAATAGACGCGCTGGAGGTCCAAAAGCAAAAGGACATAGAGGTAGCAAACCAGACCATAACAAACGCCCAGGACAAAGCCAACGCCATAGCCGTTATAGAGGCACGCGCCCAGGCCAAACGGGAACAGCTGGAAATGCGCCAGCGGGAACTGGACCAGAAAAAGGCCAGGTACGAGAAAGCCAGGGCCGTGGCCGAAATAACGCAGGGTACGGCCATAGCCGTTATAGGTGCCCTGGGTGCAAAACCCTGGTCCCCTGCCAATATTGCCCTGGCCGTGGCGGTCGGTGCCCTGGGAGCCATACAAATAGCCCGCACCCTGGCCCA